AGATGTTAACTAAACTGGCTAAGGATAGCGACAGTGATGTCCGCCGTAGCGCTGCCGGGAACCCTAACACACCGGTAGAGATGTTAACTAAACTGGCTAAGGATAGCGACTGGGGTGTCCGCTGTAGCGCAGCCGGGAACCCTAACACACCGGGTTATAAAGAAACAACCTACGATTTCGTAGTCACTAAAAACTATGTGGCGATAAAAGGAACTAATCATATGTGGTATAAACACAATTACCCCCAAATCGCCCCTTTTTATACTTGTGGATGTTTCTGCGGTTCAAGAGAACAACTTCTCGTTAGAATCTATTCGATTGATAATATAAGTTGTGATCCGGCAATAAGGGTTAGAATACTTAATGCTTTAGACAACAAATTCAAAGAGGTGTTCGGTCGGTAGAAGAAAAACAGAATCAGAGGGAATGGGGGAGTATCAACATTAAACAGGTAATCACCAATATGAGTACAATTAATTTAAACGAACTCCGCGACCGGGCATACAAAATTGCACGAGATCATGGTTTTCACGATGCCGACTGGAGCAATGAGCATCTCCTTTGTCTTGTTATCAGCGAACTGATGGAAGCGGTTGAAGCAGATAGAAATGATAGCAGAGCCAATATGATAGGCTTCGAAACCTGCATAAACAATGCCTATCAAGGCATTGTTCGGGACGATTGGTTTCTGAAAGCTTACAGAGCCGATATTAAAGGAAGTGTTGAAGAGGAACTTTCCGATGTGACCATATGTTTGCTTGATCTTGCGGGACTTCGCAAGATTGATTTATCCGAATTACAAGGACCGCTATTCGATAAATTCAATATTACCCCTGAATTTATCAGTTGGAAATCTCAGATTGAAGAGATGAGCTTCACTGAAAGAATATTCTGCCTATGTTCTCTTTTAACAAGCAGAGAAAGTATTGAAGATGTTGTCAGATCATCTATAGTGACAATATTCTTACATGCTGATATATTGGGTATTGATCTTCTTTGGCATATTGACCAGAAGATAAAATACAACACACTCAGACCTGTAATGCACGGAAAGAAGTATTGATTAACAATAAAAAGTATGGAAAAAGTTTTTATAACTAAATATGCCTTAACAAAAGGCATATTGGAAAAAGAAGCGGAAATACGCGATTATGGATATGAATATGAAATAGCATACGTGAAAGGGGAATTTTCAAGTTATTCTTTAGGTAAAGAAGCTTTTAGGACAAGAGAACAAGCTATGGAAAGAGCCGAGAAGATGAGATTAAAAAAGATCGCTTCTTTGAAAAAACAGATAGAAGCATTGGAAAAGATGAAATTTTAAATAGAACTGAGTCGGAATAGCTCAAATCACGAAAGGAATAAGCATCCGAGGTGTAAACCTCGCCTCAGATCGGCAACCGCAAATCTTGAAAGTGGTAGACCTTGACATTTGCAATGGTCCGGTAGGCAGGAGCACGGTAGGGTGAGTATTAATAATCAATGTTTAATTAATCAACTCCGCTGTTAAAGGACAGTGTCCGGTGAGAGACCGGTTATTTTGTTTCTATTTATTATTTCAAACAACATCCCGGTGTACTTTGATAGGTTATCCGGGAACAATTACCGCCAGGAGGCAGGCAACAGGGCGCATAGCTTAATGGTAAAGCGTCCCCTACCGGGGAAGAAAGGGGTTCGATTCCCTAGCGCCCACACATTAAACATTTATAATATGGAAAGATCAGAATCGATAAAAGAGATTGCCAATGCTCTCTGCAAATTCCAGCAAGAGGTTGGGAAGGTGAAAAAAGACAGCAAAAATCCCTACTTTAAAAGTAAATATGCCTCACTGGCAGATATACTGGATGTGATACAAAAACCATTGTCAGAATGCGGGCTTTCTATTATGCAGATGCCTAAAGGAGAGAATGAGTTAGAAACAATACTTATGCACAACTCCGGTGAATGGATTTTATCGTCATACGCTATGCGTCCTGTAAAGAATGATCCTCAAAGCATAGGATCTTGTATTACTTACCAGCGTAGATATGCTATCGGCTCTATTTTAAACCTAAATATAGACGATGATGATGATGCAAACAAAGCATCTAACTTGCAAGCAAATACGGCGGATACACCAAAGACTAATCTGGACGCACGTAAGATTTTCCGACCGGACTTTCTGAACAATGATGAGTCCATGAACAAATTGTATGCCTTTATAGAAGAAAAGGAGAAGGATGCAAAACAGAAAAAGCAAAACTTCTCCGTATCTCGGTTAATGGAAAGCCTTTACAAGATAGGGGCAGTTGAATTACAAACAGTAATAGATATGTATCTACAATATAAAAAATCGAAATATGGAGAATAGTATTAAGAAGATAGGGATATTCCCTGTCACCAAGCAAAGTCAACAAGAACTTGCAAATTCGATCATCATACCTGTTCTTGATGGCGATGTAAACCCGATAGAACATGTGGCTAAGATAAAAGGGTTATATGACACATTGAAGAAAGTATTGGATGACGATAGAATAAAAGATTCCGTTATTACTGAGACAGAGAAATACGGCAAGTCTACTTCATGGAACGGATGCGAGATAACATTAAAAGAGATGGGAGTTTCATATGACTACAGCGTTTGCAATGATCCTGTATACAACGCATATTTGGCAAGTTTGAAAGAACTACAAGCAAAGATGAAAGAGCGAGAAGGATTCTTGAAATCGGTTCCCGATAATACAACTATTGTAGACGATAACACTGGGGAGGTCATAACACTGCACCCTGCAGTTAAAATGGCAAAACAAAGTTACACAATTAAATTCAAATAAAAATGGCAAACACAATCACAGGCCGCATCGTTGAAATCGGCCGGACTGAACAGATACCGTCAAAAAGCCTCAGCCGCGCGTTCCTGAAACGCGAAATCGTGCTGGACGCGACACGTTACGACCCATGGACGGGCGAGCGGAGCGGATTCGAGAATTTCCCACAGCTGGAGTTCACCGGTGACAAATGCGCCGAGCTGGACCGGTTCGCAAAAGGACAGGTCGTCACCATCACTTTCGACCTCCAAGGAATGCGCTATCAGGACAAGGACGGAAACGTGAAGTATTTCACCAAGGCACGTCCCTATAAAATCGAAGCCCGGCAACCGGCGCAACAACCGGCACAGGCAACCCAACAGCAGTCCAACCCGACTACATACGCGCAGCAGCCGGGTTATATGAGTCAGCCACCCGTCTATCCTCCGCAGGAAGAACCGCCGTTTTAGCGTATGATTTATGATTTGAAAAATGAATACCAAATACCCAAGTTTAAGGAGTATGTAAACAAACTGTTCAAGGAGCGGGCCGTTGTGGAAGTAAAAAAGAAGCTTCCTAACCGTACGCTTGCTCAAAACAGCTACTTGCATCTTCTTTTAGGGTATTTCGGTAGTGAATACGGTTGCAGCCTCGATGAAGCCAAGATTGACTTCTATAAGAGGACTTGCAACCGTGATTTGTTTGAACGTAAGACGGTCAACAAGAAAGGCAATGAAGTCACCTATCTTCGTAGTTCTGCCGAGCTGACAACAGGCGAAATGACCCTGAGTATTGACCGTTTCCGTAATTGGAGTGCATCAGTGGCAGGTATCTATCTGCCGGCTGCTAACGAACAACAGATGCTTATCTACGCACAACAAGAAATTGAACGTAATAAAGAGTTTATATGACACACAACTGGTTTGAATGTAAAATCCGTTACGAGAAAGTAATGGAAAATGGAATGAATAAAAAGGTCACAGAACCTTATTTAGTGGATGCACTCAGCTTCACCGAAGCTGAAGCGCGTATTATTGAAGAAATGACTCCTTTCATTAGTGGAGAGTTTACGGTATCGGACATCAAGCGGGCTAACTATTCAGAGCTGTTCTTCTCGGATGAAGAAAGTGCGGACAAGTGGTTTGCCTGCAAGCTGGAGTTTATCACCCTTGATGAAAGAACAGGCATTGAAAAGAAAACCAAAACCAACGTACTTGTACAAGCCGCCGACCTTCGTGATGCGATGGCTAAACTAACGGATGGGATGAAAAATACGATGGCTGCCTACAATGCAGTATGTATCAAAGAAACAGCGATTATGGACGTGTATCCATATAAAGAAAAAGAATAACAGGCAGCCCAGAAAGACGGGCATACGGGCGCAAGCACAGGACGTGCCTTCTTATTGTGTATGAATGCGCAAAATACGCTATAAGAGTTCTCTGGTTTATGAGTACTCAATCAGAGATTAATCATAATTGCTGGCACTGCCCAATTATGATTGGAAGGGTTCGATTCCCGCTGCGTCCACAAACTAAAATCATACATCAATGAATGACATACTCACTGGTAAGATTTGCCCCTATTGTGGCAATCCTACCGAATATGTAGATAGTTCCGTTATATACGGACGCTCATACGGCATGATTTATCTCTGCCGAAATTGCAGGGCTTATGCCGGAGTTCACAAAGGCACAAACCAGGCATTAGGGCGTTTGGCAAATGCGGAACTAAGGGAAGCCAAGAAAGAAGCGCATTTCTATTTCGACCAAATAGCCAAGACAAACCTTATAAACAAGATTTGGAAGAAGCATATCCCCAACACATCTAACAGAAACAAAGCCTACCTGTGGTTATCCAACCAGTTAGGAATATCACGTGAACTTTGCCATATCGGAATGTTTGATGTAAAGGATTGTAAACGAGTTGTAGAATTGTGTAAACCAATAATAGAATGCCATACTACATAAAACGAAAATCAAAGAAGAAAGAAAAGCCATTGCCAATATTCGACAAGGCAGGAGTAAAAATCAAGAAGAAGCCGGATTTGAAAGCTAAACTCGATAAAGAGTTTTCCTTGTTCATCCGGCTTCGTGATTGTATGCCAAACGGATATTTTAAATGTATCTCTTGCGGTCAAATAAAGCCGTTTGAGCAAGCCGATAACGGTCACTACATAAACCGACGGCACATGAACACCCGTTTCGATGAAATGAACTGCAACGCTCAATGTAGGCACTGTAACCGCTTCATGGAGGGTAATATTCAGAATTACCGAAAAGGATTGATTGCCAAGTATGGTGAGCAGAAGGTTATCCTACTTGAAGCAAAGCAGGGAATTAGCCGAAAGTTTGCCGATTTTGAGTACGAGCAGTTAATCAAGTATTATAAGGCACTTAATAAGAGATTACGAAAGGAGAAAGGTATATGAGTTTTGTTTTGCGTGATTACCAGCAGAAGGCCTCCGATGCAGCCGTTGCCTACTTCAAGGACACCAAGAAGAAAACAAACGCTATCATGGTGTTGCCAACAGGTTCGGGCAAATCACTCATTATTGCCGACATCGCCAATCGCTTAGACGGGCACACCTTAGTGTTTCAGCCGAGCAAGGAAATTTTAGAGCAAAATTTCAAGAAGCTCTGTTCGTATGGCGTGCTTGATTGCTCTATCTATTCGGCTTCCTTCAATTCAAAAGAGATAAGCCGGATAACTTTCGCCACCATCGGCAGTGTGAAAGCTCATTCCGAACTGTTTTTGCATTTCAGAAACGTAATAGTCGATGAATGCCACCTCGTAAATCCCAAAGAGGGAATGTACAAGGATTTCTTCGGTGCTGTAAAGTGCAAGGTTCTTGGATTAACGGCAACGCCATATCGTTTGAGTTCCAGCCGTGACTTCGGCTCTATGTTAAAATTCATAACCCGGACAAAGCCCCATGTGTTTTCAGAGGTCATTTATCATGTACAGGTATCGACCTTGCTTGATATGGGCTATCTCTCAAAGGTGAACTACTATCCGATGAATCCTACCGGATGGAACGAACTCAATTTGAAGATAAACACTACCGGAGCCGACTATACCGATAAGTCAGTCCAAAAGGAATATGAACGGATAGACTTTTATAGTTACATCGTTCATATCGTCCAAAGGCTGATGAATCCGAAAGCAGGAGGCAAGAGGAAGGGTATTTTGGTATTTACCCGGTTTTTGAAAGAAGCGGAACGATTGACGATGTCCATACCCGGATGTGTCATTGTTTCCGGTGATACTCCAAAGAAGGAACGTGAAAGAATACTCGAAATGTTCAAGGTCGGGGAAATACCTGTAGTAGCCAATGTTGGTGTACTTACTACCGGCTTTGATTACCCAGAACTTGACACAGTTGTTATGGCCAGACCTACCATGTCACTTGCGATGTATTACCAGATTGTAGGCCGTTGCATCCGTCCATACAAAGGAAAGACGGCGTGGTTTGTGGATTTATGCGGTAACATCAACCGTTTCGGTGAAGTTTCCGATTTGCATTTGAAAGATACTGGAAATGGCAAGTGGGCGGTATTCTCGAAAGGACGACAATTGACAAATGTAAGATTTTAGGATATGGCAAGGAAAAGTGACCGTCCGGTTATCAGACCGGACACCTGTTCGAAATGTTGTCACGGGACACCGGTTCCGGTAATGAAAGGCAATCCCAAAGTGGTTTATTGCAATTTTTTCAACAAACGTTTTGTTGCTGACAGCAAACGAAATTGTGATTATGCGATTTGATTATGAAGGATTATGACTTATTAAACAAGAATTTGAAGCTGAATCTTTTGACATACGCAGAATGGAGGTCGAAACCTAAATACCATTCTGGTCCATTAAAAGAGAGTTTCAAATTGACGGATTCCGTAAGGAAAAAGGTTTTTGAAAAATATGGGAGAGTTTGCAATGTGTGTGGATCAACAACTAATTTGCACATAGACCACATAATTCCATTGTCAAAAGGAGGGAAAACAGTATTGAATAATCTTCAAGTTTTATGCCGGAAATGTAATTTGCAAAAAAGAGATAAGACGATGGAAGAATTTTATTTATGGAGGAATAAGCATGGGACGAAGTAGAAAGAACGGTCTTGGCTATTTTCCTTTCGATGTTGATTTATTCCAAGACATTCGCATTCGAAAACTAATCAAGTATCAAAGCGGTAAAGCTATAACAGTGTATGCTCTCCTGCTATGTATTATCTACAAAGATGGGTACTACATGAGGTGGGACAAAGAGTTGCCATTCATTATATCGGAACAAACCGGGTTTGAAGAGGCGTATATACTGGAGGTGATTAACAGCTGCTTGAAACTGGGGTTATTTTCCAATGAATTATATGAGTCTGACGGAATATTAACTTCAAAAGGAATACAAGAGCGGTATAAAAAGATATGCGATTTATGTAGAAGAAATTGCGAAATATCCGAGTTTTCTGTTATTTCTTCCGAAGAAAAGCCGATAAACTCCGCAAAAAGTACACAAAGGAAAGAAAAGAAAAGTAAAGTAAATAATACAGTAGATTCTGACGAATCTCTTGTATGTGGGACTTCGCAGCCCCACGCCGAACATATCGATTACTCCGAACTTGTCAAATTCTTCAATGAAGAAACAAAAGGTGTATTTGGTATGGTCAGGACTCCGCTTTCTGATAGCCGTAAAGGGATGATTAACGCACGTATAAAATCTTATGGCAAAAAGACGTTTGCCGACATGATTCATAGGGCATACCAAAGCGATTTCCTGAAAGGGCAGAACAAAAAAGGCTGGCGAGCTTCTTTCGACTGGCTTATCAAACCAACGAATTTTGAGAAAGTAATATCAGGTAATTATGACAACAAAAATAGGACAAGCAATGACGCAGGAGATCGAGACATGGAGGAGTTCTACAGAGGTATCGCCTCTGGAATCGCCCGTCAATCTTACGAAGAAACAAAACGATGAATGTTTTATCAGTCTGTATAACGGCAAAGCTGCTTCTCCAAATGAAATTGCTGTATCATTGAGCAGGTTAATGATGGCATTCCCTAAAATGAACAATGGATTCTTTGACCTATTGGCGGAAAGAATTGCAGCAAACAAATTTACGTCAAAGCGGTTATACGACGCTGTCAATAGCTTGATAGACAATTTCAACTATAAGGAATTGAACATTGCCGATATAATAAAATTCGACAAAAAAGCAAAATTGTATTCGTACAACGAAGTTTGTAGAATGGTGTCAAAAGGAGAAGTCTCTTTTTCGGATTTCGAAATACGAGAGATAAACGGAGAATGTTATAGAGTTAAGAAAACAGATTTGATATTATGAAAATCAATGTATTCAGGACCCAATGCAAGATCGGATCAAAAGTCTTGTACAAGGGAAAAGTAAGAGTTATTGCGGACATAGACCGGAGGACGAACAGCATCTCGTTTTCCGGCTACATATGGATAAGATGCACAGAAGCGAAGCTACTGCCATGAAACAATACAACAGTTGGGATGAAATAGACAAGGACACCGGCGGTCTTGTTACGAGTCTGACATATATCGTCCTATTCGTCAATGACCAAGTGTATAATTTCGAAATGCAGCTTTCCGATCACATCAAGGGATGCGGACTTTATCGCCAAAAGGTCAAAATGCTGGTCAACAGCATGGACCGCCAAATGGCCGCATACAATAGGCAAATATGCAGAACCGCAGGTGTAAACGCGGAAGCCATGGCCCTCATTACGCAGAGCATGGAGGACGATATCAAGCCTCATATAGATCGCTATGGATTTACCGTCAGCCAGGCATTGCATAATGCCGGATGCCATGAAGATTTGAATAAAGCTCTTTCCATTTGCTCTACGGTGGACATGCTATGCCAGACATCCCAAATTACCATCCGGGATTTCTTTACCGCCATAAGCAAATATGCCCCACTGGCTTACAATCCCCTTCGGTATCTCACCATGGATAAGATGCTGCACTTTGCAAGGGAGCTTACAGAGGTACTTACCCCCAAAGAGATACATGTAAATTTGAATGAGTTGCCAGAAATTGCAAACGCTTTTCAGGCCATAGCAAACAATATGCTTAGGGTGGAAGTATTTGAAAAAGCGTTTGAATCATGCGAAAAATGACAAAAAAAAGATGAAATATGAAAGATTGGATAGAAGAAGAAATAAAGCGCCTCGAAAAGGAGCGCGACAGGAATTTGGCAATACACTGTGACTATGTGGCCGCTAAATATCAAAGGATGATTGATAAGATTAAGATCAAGAAAGAAGATAAAAATTAAAAAGAATATGAATATGAACGAATTTATGACTATACCAGGAACAACTTATATTGTCACTCCTGATTTAAAAATAATCAACTCAAAAACAAATAAGGAAAACCGTTGTACTAATATATCTGTATTAATGGATGATGGCCTTAGGCACGGTTTTAGACGTGAACGCCTAATCTATGCGGCCAAAAACAATATTAACCCGTTGCATATACCTAAATATATTATTGTCAATAAAAACGGAGATGGGATGGAGAGGTATGATTTTTATAAAAAGCACAAAAGAGGGAGTGTAAAGTGTAGATATCCGTTTGATGTTAATGAGTATGAAAAACTAATTGATTGCCTGAAAAAAAAGGAACGTCCTTTATTTATTATGAATTACATTAAAGATATAGAAAATTATTGCAAGTTTCATTTGGAGGTATCGAATGAAGAAGCGTACGAATTAGCAATAAGCGCGATTATGGCAACAATTGATAATGTGGAAAATGGCGTCTTTCCGCAATCTATAATGGGATATATACTAGGAACCTCTAAGAAAATGCTTTCCGCAAGAATAAAATATAATAAAACATTTCTTAACCGGCTCGATAAACGATATGAATAAGGACGACTTATTTAAGGTGTTTTTAATAAATGACCTGATGGATTTGCCTAATGCCGTTACTAAAATTTTAGATATGGATTTAGAAGATAGGAATAAAATATACCGAGAATTGATTAGACTGAACGATAACGATTTGTCTTATGACTGGTTTCAAGAAGTTTACGAAAGTGATTTATCTGAAAGAAAGCAAAAAAAACAGGACTTCACACCAAATTCTCTGGGAGTATTATGTTCATTGCTAACATCTCAAACCGGAAGTATACATGAACCTACTGCCGGAAATGGATCTATGATCATTGCGGATTGGTGGCAACGTTGTACGAAATTATTACCCTGGGAACATTTCCCATCTCAGAATATTGTATCATGTTGGGAATTATCTGATAGATCAATTCCTATACTTCTTTTAAACTTATCGATTAGAGGAATTATGGGGTATGTTTATCATGGGGATGTATTAACAAAAGAAGTTAAGCAGAAGTATATCCTTCTTAATCGCAAAGATGATACACTTTCCTTTTCGGAAATAATAAAAGCAGATACTAATGCTAAAATAGTACAAGAATTATGAAATTAAATGATGTATATAATAAATGGTTGTCTGTCAAGAGAAGACAAGTTAAGGAATCAACACTAAGCTGTTATCAGCTCATATATATAAAGATACTGGCTCCTAGATTTGGATCTACAGATGTGGAGACCATGAATAAGAAGGTTGTTACAACATTTCTTTATGAACTTCTTGATTCAGGCACTAAGTCAAAGAAATACTGCTCAGATATCCTTATAGTCATAAAGATGCTTATTCGCTACGCTGGTGACGAATTGGACATCAATGTTCCCGATACAGCTTGGAAGGTTATTTGGCCAACCAATAATAAGGTTGGCGTTTCAAAATTAGAACGTTACACGCAAGAAGAATATCGTAAAATTGTTGAGTATGTTATGGATAATCCATCACCTCGCAATTTAGGCATTTTATTAACAATATGCACAGGCATGAGGATTGGCGAAATTTGTGCGTTACAGTGGCGGGATATAGATATTGTTGGCAATACAATTCATGTCAATAAAACAATGGAGCGCATATATCTTCCTGGAAATATCGGTACCGACAGGAAAAAGACGGTGGTTGAGATAGGAGCTCCTAAAACTAGTTCATCAGATAGGCACATACCTATTCTTAAAAATATTTTACCCATTGTGAAAAAGTTCTATGCCGTATGTAAGCCAGATTATTATGTTTGCACCTGCTCTGAGGATTTTATCGAACCTCGAACTTTACGTACATATTATCGAATTTTTATTCTTGAAAAAGTAAAGTTAAATCATTGCATTAAATTTCATGGATTACGACATACTTTTGCAAGTACCTTGATTGAAAATAAAGTCGATGTTAAAACTGTATCCACAATTCTAGGACATTCGGATATAAGTACAACCCTCAATGTATACGTACACCCATCAAATGAAGCCAAAATATGCGCTGTTAATGGAGGCCTAAAAGGAATATTCAGATAGTTTGGATACGGAATGATAAGAAAGAAGAGAATAATTAAAAAAAATGTGAGTCATGGACAAGAAGAGATTGGAAGCTCATATGAATGATGGGAAAACAGAATACGTGATGTGCGCAGCAATTCATGTGGATGATGGAGAATCTTATTCGTATCAGCCATACAATATTGATACTGGCATTGTGCTATGTGGGTGGAGACATCCCGGAATATTCCAACAGGCAGCACTTTTAAAAATGCCAGATAGCAGTAAAGCGATACAAGGATTTCTTACTACTAAGAATAGATTTTTAACCAGAAAAGAAGCTTATGCGCTGGTTAAAGAAACAGGACAATTAAAGCAGCCTCTTATAGGTGGTATGTTAACTTCAGAGGATTTGTGGTAACAAATTACTAAATAATTATGAGTGATTTATACTTCAACGATAAACGCTTTGTCGGCTACAGTAAGATTAGTGATGTATTTTTTCTGCTTCCGGCAATAATGTGGTACATGGAGCGAGAAAGGATTAAAGATGCAGACTCGCTCGTGATATGTGTGCATTGGCTTTGTTTTCAGTGCGGGTTATTTATTAGGTGTAAAAGAAAAATTAAAATAGGTTATGAGAAAGATAATAGCAATTAGTAGATGCCATTCCATAGGTGGGGGAATAATGAAAAAGTGTAGAATTAAAAAATAGCGAATCATGATAACGAAAGAACAAGTTAAAGAAATATTGACAAAAAATCCGGCAGGAATTACAAAAGAAGAGTTGAAATTTGTTTTTGGCATATTCTGCTTATCAATCAAAGAATATGAAAAATCAGAACATAATCTTTGGTTTGAAGTACATTTCGAACGCATATACATCGCTCAAATTCGATATGGTATAAAAGGTGGGATGTCTTTTAGTAACGAATATGTAAATATGGGAGATGGATGTCATGGAGTAACAATGGGAACAGTGAATAATACAGCCGATCTATTAAAAATATTCATCAATATGTTTTACGACAATTTATTGAAACAAGCCAACTATGCTCCTTTATATAACGAAGAGACATCTCAATTCGAATCCCTTGAACAAGCTCAAGAATATTTGGAATATGTTCAATCTATACTGTAAAATTTAAATAGAAATGAAACAAAAGAAATTACATATATCTTTTGACTTAGTATAATTGGCAAAACGAAAAGTACAAATTTTCAAAACGAAAGAGGATGTAAATTAAACTGTGTCAGCAAAGAATAAAATATTAACTTTGCTAACACAGTTTTTCTTGAATAAAAATCCGCTAACCACCACTCTGTTTCGAGTAAAAAGATCGTTACTTAGGATGCTCGTAGTTTCTTAAGAGTTGATTTGTCAGAGGATTGCTCCATCGAATTGAATGTCTTTTTCCGGAAAGGAGAAAGGCCTCGGATTAATGGTTTTGTTCATTATAACACTAAAACTAAATTAAGGTTACCAACAAATCTGTTGTAACGAAGAAGATGGCCCATCAGTACATAACTTACCTTTTTCATCGAAGAATAATCGATCCATACAGACCACTCTATCCCAATTCGGTTTTTGGCAATGCACATCAGCATGGCGATGATAAACAATATACAGATCACCATTCGGAGCCTCTACTATCGAATTGTGTCCCGGTGCAGAAACCCCTTTAGGAAGATCCGTAGTCAAAAGAGGATTATCCTCACTCTTTACCCAAGGCCCCAGTGGACTATCCGCATAAGAAACCCCTACTCCATAAAACTCATAGCCGGTATCATTGGCGGAATAAGTCATATAATACTTTCCATTCTTTTTAAACACATAAGCACCTTCATTGCATCGGTTCCTATCCCAGTTAACCTTTTCCCATGTTTGCGAAGCACCAGATATAAAAACAGGTTCCCCCATCAATCCGGAAAGGTCTTTTTTTAATTTCACCCCATAAAGTTCACCAGTAGCCAACGTATCCTGCATTCCATTTTTGCTGAAATATACATAAGGCGTCCCGTCATCATCAACAAAAATGTCTGCATCAATGGCAGAATAGCCCAAGTCGAACCAAGGAGTATAAAGATCTATAAACGGTCCTCCCGGCTTTTCACTGACAGCAAGACAAGTAAGCATCCGATCCAAATCTTTCATATAACAACTGTAAGTCATATAAAACCGCCCTTCGTAATATTTCACCTCTGGAGCCCAAAAGCCATAACAGCCGATGTGATCCTTTGGTTTACGATACAAAAGACCTTGATACTTCCACCTAATCAGGTCGGAAGAAATATAATAAGCAAATCCTTCTCCTTCCGGCAATGCAGTCGTACCTGTCAGGTAATATAAACCACCGGCTTTATAGATAAAAGGATCAGCTATATACAATTCAGTACTGTCCGTTGTTTTTAAAGGATTCTCATAACACCTTAACTTCCTATCCGATATTTGATGACAAGAAAACAAAAAAACACTCGACAATACAAGCATCGTTTGATAAAAAAACTTCATATAAATGTTATTTTTGCAAAATATCCAGTAAATGTACTTCTATTTTTCTAATAACAAAACTATTTCCGATTCCTTTTTAAATGAACCCTAATCACATATTTGACAAACTACCGCTAAACTGAAAATTTAGCGGTAGTAGTTCACCAAATCCTATAATATCCCCCAATCCCTACATATGGAGATAAGCCATTTCGGCCAATCCCATAACCGGCCGTGATGCCTATTCCCCAGCGACGGGATGACTGCCGTTTTGTTATAGACATTGTCTTTCGAAATATATCAATACTATCGAGTGAAGGATTATATCCAGACACCCAAGCATGATAATCGTCCGTCAAGTATTCTTTCTGTGTGACCGGGATAGGTACAAAAATCGGCTCTCTCACTGTATCTCCCTCAAGTGTGATGTAGACAGGGAACAGTTCCGGAACCGTCTGGATCACCGTTTCATAGACAGGATAAGGAATGCTATCTCGAATCGTGTCACGCAGAGTCGACGTGTCGGTTTTTCCAACAAGCTCATCCCCTATCCTATTCGTGTGCCGGCCGGCCAAGAAGCAAAGAAGGCAGAGAATCAAAATCAGTATTACATGCCAAGTTTTCATGATTAATATTTCATAGCCATACCCGTATTTGGAGGCCGCCCGGATATGAAAAAGGCGGCACATCTCAAATTAACATGAGGAGTGCCGTCTTCTGTTCTCTTAAGAAAATAAGACGAAACTAATTTTGTATTTTCACTTTTGGAGATTTCTTAAACAACTCATATATCTGAGAAGCTCCACCGAAAGGTAAATATACATTTTTAAGTTTTGTTCCGATAAGTCTATCTTTAGCTATTACACGACCTGTTGAATATACATCATAAATGAGTTCTTCCATAAATCTATCAGGAAGTCTCACCTTATCATCTTCTATATAATTATTCAAGTCCTTTATATATAGTACAAAAGAATATGATATACATGCCAGTTTTTCCGACGTTTCTTCTTTTTCAATAAGATATGTCAAAGAAGCTTCCGATACCAAGACACTTTCATTTTTATTCAACTTAAAAGAAATAAAAAATTCAATTCCCGTATTATCCGTTTGATCCAACGATGAAAGAATCTCAGAGTTGATAGAAAACGATTCCTCTTGTATATCCAATATTTTTACTTCTAAAACTTCAGTTTCCATTATAAACCATCTTTAATCCGTTAGACGCATTGACTATTGTATCAGCATTTTTTACAGATTTGCTTATCGGATAAGTTGTATATGATGAGTTGTAAAGAAAAAAAACACTTCCATCTAATGTTTTTTTAACAGACAAGATTTCACAATCAAGTGCAACCTCTATTTTCTTTATTGTAGATATCGTAAAATTATGGGTTCCACGCATCCATTTACTTATTTCAGCTTCACTCTTTCCTAATTTAGTTGCTAAATCCTTTTGAGTTAATCCTTTCGAGGCCAAAACACAATGTATCCTATCCGCTATTTTAAAAGAAAAATCTACCCATTCCCGTGTTTCCTCGGAAATCATAGTTCTTCTTTTCTCCAATATTTTACTTCGTTTCATCATCGTTCCTTGTAAATTTTAAGTTTCCTATAAGTTCACCCGATTCATTTATACATATTTTTCCACTATGCTTTCGTGATTGAATGAATCTTTCAGTATCAACCAATCTATTAACTATAGATGACAATAATGGACTGTCTTGCCATTTATCAGCGTCTTTTATTCCTCCATTTCCTAAAATAAGAATCTTGTTCGAAATTCTGACACAGTAAAGACGAATCTTGCTTGTCTCTATTGGTATAGCGGAAATACCACTTCCATATCTATATTCAGGGCGAAAATACCTTTCCAACGCCCCTCTACGAATTATGTTATCTAACCATGATAAAACAATATCCAAATCTTCTTTATATTCATCATTATCTGAGAACCTTAAAACGAATTCCTCAAACTCTGTATATTCATGTCCATCTATCCTAATCGAATATAAATTCAGTTTGTCATATTGCTCTATTAATTCGACTTCATATCGTTCCATTCTTAACTTTAAAGTTAATACACGATGCAAATATGGAATTTTTTCTTTCGTGATAGAAACAACGCATTGACTTTAACTTCCACATTAATTTTTTTTCACAAACAGCACTCCCCACAATGTCAAAGAACGATTATAGACAAGTAGTCTTTTATTGCAACAGATTCCACCCGGCAATAACATCCAGCATATCGGCTTCTACCCCATTCTCAACCTTGCTCATCCCGGCCACAATACGGATCATCTGCTCTCGGTCATTTACATTGATCGGATCATCAGCCGGGATTCCGGCATAGTCTGAGACAGCCTTGATATAGGCTTCCGTGTGATTGTTGTCCTCCGGCGGGGCCCAACGGGTAATCATCTTACGGATAGTGTCGAGCTTGTAATTTTTGAAGTAGTTAGACAATATTTTAAACATAGCCCGGTATCCGTAAGCCATTGTTGTAAATTGCTTAAACGACTTATCCTTGCTTGGTCTCACCTCGCCCTGAAATAAGTCGCCATTGATCCGGATATTTCCGGGATTGTTATTTCTAAGTCCTCTTGCTGTCATAATAAATTCCTCCATTATTTAATTACACATTAATCTGTCGATTTTACTAAAACTCGCTGGGTGGTTCACGATCTGAACATCCATGCTTGTTACACTTGCGAAATTCCAACGCGTTGTTCTTGATCATAAGCTCCGTATTCTTCTCGGTCAACTCCCGGACACGCCCTCGGTATTCGTCTATCTTTTCATACAGGGAATCAATTTTAGCATCCAGTTCGCCGACGCGACGTTCTTTCTTTTCGTATAGCTCTTTCCATTCAGCAGCATATTGCGTGATATTGTCCGCTTCCGCCTTTTTAGCTTCAGCAGCCGCCTTGCGCTTGTTATATTCCGGTAGCCCCAGTAGCCGGCAACGGGGATCAGTACGGCGGTTACAAAGCCGCCTATCACGTTCGACAGGCGGCTAAGGGTTGTCAATAATTCTTCTTCCATATCTTTATATGCAAATTAATACACAGAGATAAACAGCCACCAATGAAGAAATCTCAATCCAGAACATCGGCTTGCTCTGGTAGAACTTATACCAAAATGTGCCCTCTTTTTCTTTGGCAATGCTTAATACAGTATACCCTACATAGGAAAGCCATACTAACAACATTGGCCAGAGGTTCAATGCCACCCAAAGTTGCGATCCGGCAATACAGATGATTGCTCCAGCAGAATGTATCTTGCTCTCATAATCATCTTTGAAATTGGGAGCTGAACCAACAAAGAACATGCCAGCACAGGGCAGAAATGCAATCCATTCCGTGTTTTGTTTACTTACCTCCAATATTGCAGGCATCAATAAACCGGCAGTCAGCCACATCGTTGCCATAAACCACAATTTATGCTCCAGATAGTAATAGGTAGCACTTATGGAATAAGGTACACCCTTAGTCTTTACACACACGGCAGCCGTGTATGCCGCAATAACAAGCATTGAAATAATCGTCAAAATAGTTATCATACCAATCTTACATTTATGTTAATCAATTCTTTCAAATGGGCATATACCGGATTAATCGTACCATAAAAGCAGTAATATTTCTTCCTTACACCGTCTTCCATTTCCGTATAATACTTTTCCTGTTCAAGCGTCATGCCTGGCGCATAGAGTTTGGGATCGTATTCAGTGCCTTTGTGATTTTCGTCCATGCGCTCATAAAGGGCAGCCGTATCTACCGAAGGAGGATATATTTCGAGAACCGGATTTATCGGTTGCCGGACTTTCCATAACCAGTCATCGTTAATTACCCGGTTGCCGGTATCCAACTTCCCGTTAATAAATTCTTTCCATTCAGCATGTGCGTATTTGGCACTAATCGCTTCATCATCCGTCAGCGACATTACAGACACGGAGTTACGGGTGATACGGGATAGCTGCTTCTCTGAATCGTGCGTTTCCGTGTAGTTTACGGCTTCCTGTAATTCGGCTGTTGTTCTATGGATTACATCGGGATAGCCCGTCACCTCAATCGCTTCTACATCTTCCACTGTCTCGGCGGCTTCAATATCAGAGAGTAACTTTTCTGATAGACCTATACAGATATCATTGTAGTCTGCCATCTCATTGAGAGCTTCCAATAACAGATCTGATTTATACGATTTCCCGTTTACTTCAACCGTATCTTTTCGGGCACACTGGTCTTTTAGAGACAAACGGTCGTATGTGTATACATCGTTGTCCTCTATGTAATAGTGCCGGTAGTCGGTGTTGTAGACTTCCTGACGCTTCAAGTCTTTTGCAGTTTGAAGTTTTTCTTCTGGTGTCGGTTCAGGAATAGGCGTCAATTGCATATTGAACACTTCTTCTACGGATGCACCTTCGTTTGCCTCTTTAAAGGCAATCTGTTCTTCTGTCAGCAAAACGTACTTTCCTGCAACATAATCCTCCCATGTCGTGCCGACCTCGTAGTTAACGGTATCGAGTTCTTCCGGCATTGTGACATATATGTTTGCTGCGTCTTTTTGTATATATATATATTTACTCATATCGCTTATATTTGTTTTATTCTTCGTAAGCCCAATAGCGGATCAGGACAGTGCCATCGCCACCTTTCGTCGATTTTTTCGATGCATTTCCCCCAGCTCCACCACCGTAGCCGCCGCCACCAAGTCCGGCGCTCCAGCCAGAAGCCACAGAACTACTTTCATTACTGCCCTCACCACTTCCTTCCGTATAATCTGATATGCCCGGCTTAGATGTCTCTCCGCCTAATTTATTATAGGAGCTTGCCCCACCTGCTGCATTCCTTTTACCATTAGATTCCCCAAAATCACGCGTCGTATGTCCTTGCCCCGATGTTCCACCACTGCCTGTACCATCTGAGCCTCCGACCGAATGAGTAGATCTATCTACCCCTACACCTCCCGAACCACCATTTCCGTCTCCATTCCATTGAGACAAATGACCTCCTTCAGCCCGGTAAAGCGAACTCATAAACTGTGAATATCCCCCATTTGCGCCACGAACTCCTGCACCAACTATAATTTCAATAGTTTGTCCTGGTGTAACAGTTATCGCGTTGCCATCTCTATATCCAGCGGTATCCTTCTTATATGTTTTAGTATAGCCACCTCCACCGCCTCCAGGAACTCCTAATTTTGAATTATGTGAACATCCTCCACCGGCTCCGACAAGAAACACATCAACCTCCGTACATCCAGCCGGCACAACCCATGTGTAATTTCCTGCCGGATAAAATCGCTTCTGAAAGAGCACCAGCTTCTTACTTCCTACCGTCCTTCTTCTCAACATATCAATCTTTCTCTTTAACGGTTATTGAATACATGACACCACTCGTAGCGATCTTCAAGATGGACATCTCGAAAGGCACGCCGGAAGTAGTGGTAATAGAACTACCGGACATTAATCTAAAACTGCCAGTAGTAGGGATAGGCTGCGTAAAAGAAGCAGTAGGATTACAATCAAGGTATATCTCTTCGCCTACATTCAGTGCCCTTGCAGACTCATTTATCGACAGGTTTGAAGCGGAGGATAGGGTAGCCTTAACCAACCTCTTGTTTGTTGGTATATTCGCAAGAGTTGTGACAGCATTACTCCCTGTGCCGAAATTTACTATATCATCCACCTTCTTCTTGTCCTCCGCCGACATATATCCCGCAGTGGTGGAGGTGGCGGTAGAGGGAGTGCGGTATTGACCGTTGTCGGAGAGGTATTTTGTACCGGAACCAGTATTTTGTAAACTTTGTTGATTAGATACCGAAGTATAGGTCTTGTCACTCTTATTAATAATTACGGTTATTATTGTCAACAATATAGAACGATCATTGGGGCCTATCGCTAAACTATTTGTTATAATACTATATGTTTCAGTAGAATTATTAATTGTCATCGGGCTAAATCCATCAGGGTCAGTCTCAATTCTGGCTGTTATTATTCCTTTATTTACTGCATTAACTATTTTTTGATAATTTTCATCTGATAATGTACCGCTTTCATTTGGAAATAAAGTTGCTAAATCAAGATACTGATTGCTCGCCACTATCTCCGACCACGCCCCATTGTTACGCCCGTAGGTTTTTCCGTCCTTTGGAGCATCTACCGTAATAGCCGCATCTTCTCCTGCTGGGCCTTGCGGACCTTCTGGACCTCGATCTCCTTTATCGCCTTTCGGGCCCTGTTCTCCCGTAGGACCTTGAGGGCCAGGATCGCCTTGAATACCCTGCAAACCTTGAGGACCTATATCACCTCTTTCACCTTGAGGTCCTTGAGGACCGGTATCACCTTTGTCACCTTTTGGACCCTGAGCACCTTTAAGCGGACCATTGTTTTTCCACACGGAATTGATTGCATCATAAATATAAATGTCGTACGGAGCACCTGTACCAACTCCATAAGCATCACCAGCTTGTGGGGAAACTATTGTAGACCCTAATTCTTCCTGCGTGCTAAAATATCCAAGTACCTTAAAACCACTTCCCGTATCTCCTTTATCGCCTTTTACTCCCTGCTCGCCTTTAGGCCCAACAGGGCCTTGTGGACCAGTTTCGCCAATAGGTCCCTGCGGGCCTGTTTCTCCTTGAATCCCTTGTTCTCCTCTAAGACCTTGCGGACCAATATCACCCTTTTCACCCTTCAATTCTGCCTTATCTTCTTCCGTCAAATCAGAAAAATGCAATTTCAGCTCGTCTTTCTGTTCCGGCGTTAGATCGGAAAACTTCAACTTCAAATCATCGTAAGAGACAAGTACACGATAAGCTGTATCTTCTTCACTGGTGTACTTCCATTCAATGCCTGTGCTACCAGTACGAAAAACAGGAGTATCACCGGCAGTACCTTTCAGATCGGACAAAGCGACAAGATTCTGCCAATTACCGTCCGTATAACGCCATTGGATATAGGTTTTATCCTGATTTACCTGCAAGAATACTTCACGTCCATCTACACCCTTCAAGACAGACAGAGCAACACGTACAAGCTTATATGTGCTACCCAATACCTGAAAGGCGGGAAGAGAGGACACACCGGTAAGTGAACTTACCTCTTCGTACTGCCCCGGATCTTTCGCCGTAGACGCAATCAAATCCTCCACCGCTGCCGCAATCTTCTGCAAGTCTTCCGGCGTGATCGTTGTCCCGTCTGATAATATGATATCTCCTGCTGCCATAGGTGTTAATCTATTATTGATTCAACTCGTTATAAATTTGTTGTACATCGTCAATAACCGTAGATACGATGTTTTTCTTCTCGTCGTTATTCAAGCCGGGATGGGTATAAATGTTCATTGTACCATCTACGGCTATGTTTATTTCTCCAAGACGAACTTCACCTTTTTTTAAAACTCCGGTAATATTTGTTGCATCTTTTCCCGTCTCTTGCGAAATGTTGTATTGAATATCAACATCTCCTATTGTATTTTTATACACGGATCTCTGTATAGAAGATAACTTTGTCGCCATATTACTTTTCAGGATCTACAAGTTCAACAATCTGTGCATATACTCCGGCGGCACTATAAATTGTAGCAGCCTGTTTGACCATAACCAGTTCTTCTGGAGATAAATCAATTTCACCCGTAGAAGCAATTATTTTTTGACAAAGTTTATAGGCCTTAAATCTATAGTCGTTATCGGTATCTGCCTTCCCTGCACGTTCAAGCCCACCTCCGTTATACAATGCCTTTCCTACAAGATCATTTATAATTACAGGGCTTTTTACCGTAACAACTCGTCCGTCCTGCATTACTTTTTTTTCTTCTACTGCATCTGTTCCGTCAAACTCTTTTAAATTAATGTGAAAATTTACTTTCATAATTCTTTTTTTAATTATTTTACTATAAAGGACTAATTCTTAGATAATTATTTGAATCCACATAAATTCCCCCTCTCCTGAATTTTATTTCTAAAGAATTCGGATCTGTGGGCCAAGCCGCATTCATATGTACAACCCCACCATATTGATATAGATTAAATACCAAGTCGTTTGTGGGAGAATTCCAAAAAAGACCGGCTGTTGACAATCTTATATTATACGCTGAATTAGGACCAAGTTTTAGATAGGCATAATTATTTTCTGTATCAATACCTAAATTCCCAACAAGAGTCGTATTATTGTAAAAAGATATAAGTCTATCAGAATTAGAAGGATTTATTGTCACTCTCTTCCCGTCTGAACTTGTTTGCAAAGAACCTGTTATTTGGGTATTCCCATTTATATCCCAAAAAACATTTTTCTTAGCTAACCATCCCGCACCATCATGCCCCAAACGTATAGCAGAATTTGCTCTATCTTCCCATGAGCTCCCCGCCCAAAATGCAGGACCTGTAATATCAGGAGACATACCCGCTAAACAGACAAAGGATGAATTAGAACCAGATCCCATTTCTATACGCCTATTTAACCTCATTTTGTTTGATCCAAAAGAATAAAATGCACCGGTTATATCTGTCACGGAATCTAATTCACCTTCAACACTATCAACTCTATTCCCTAAATTATTTATATTGATATTTAAACCCTCTGCTGTTTGATTAACAAAACTCTCACTTGCAAGTCCTTTTACAGAAGATGATATCTGGCTACTTGTCCAACTTGTTGTAGCATATCCAACTAAAGCTCCATCAACATAAGATCCCACCTCGGTTTGTATTTTACTACTTGTCCAGGACTGAGTAGCGTAATCCCTTCGTACAACTTGCTGGAATTCATCATATTCTTCCTTAAACGAAGTAAGTTCTGCTTTATCTGCCTTTAAAGATAAAGAGGTATCATATTTAGTATAAATTTTACCGGTCTCGGCATCAACATAATCTTTAGTTGCACGTAACTTAATTTCTTCTTCGTTTTGTGTGATTTGAGTTTGTAGATGTACAATAGCATCCGCAATCTCATCAGAAAACAGCCCTACACCATAAATAAGTATCTCACCGGTGAACCTCAGTTCAAAATCACCTTCCCCGTTCCATTTCCCGACCTTAGACAACTTTTGATAGCTGTCGCTTTCCGATAGCTGCTCTTCATGATACAACTCGGTCCCCGGAATACCGAAACCGCAAGAACCGGGACGGAGCACCTTATAGAACAAAGAGAAAGAATACGTCTTTTCTTCTTCTTCCGTGTGATCCGGGATATTCATTATAGCATTCTGCTGAAGGATATACGTGTTCCTTATTCGCAGAACGTTTTGACCGTTGTCATTATAAATATCGGCAACTTGATCCTTTTCTACATAGAAGCTACCGTCCAGCCAAAGATATTCTCCACCTACGTTGATAAAGTGAACGTTATTTGCAGCTGTCCAATAGTTTGTATTCTGGCTGAAAGAAGAGTTTACAAGGATGTTACCACCTTCTGCGGATATGTCGTTACGGATACTATCAATAAGGCTTTCAAACTTGCCGTTCATGGCAATAAAAGTCTGCTCAATGGTATCTCCATTTTGAAGAATAAATGTCGAGTTTTCAACGTATATCCCGTTCAAATAAGCCCCATAACCAGACAACTGATCGCCTCTCTGTGTCCTGATTCCTGTCAGGTGTCCAATACGGGCTTTCAACTTGCCTTCGGTGCTGGCATCAGTAATACCATCGTACACATCGATAAATGGCGCACCGCTATCGGCCGTTGTTAGATATATCAATCCCTGCCGGTCTGTATCTTCATTGTTACCCCAACGAAGGGCAAAATCTCCGGCTTCCGGTTGCCCTGTCCCTTCTATCAGAGGAATAGCTATATCAAAATAGTCACTGTCTACACCGATACAACGTCCGAAAAGATACTTGATACTGGTCGTTCCCGTCCGTGTCTGTATTCTGACACCGTCACCCTTACGCAGGTTCATAAGCATAAGACCATCCATATCGTCCATATAACAGCGATAACGGTCAGACATCACTTCTACTCTGGCTATTTTGTTGATGTCAGAAACAATCTGGCTACCTCCTAAACCGTAAATCTGGGAATAAACAATCTCGTAAGCAGTGAATGTCTTTCGAATAAAGAGGTTGTCCATCTCCCCGGTGGCCGTCGGTGTGTCTATCTGCCATCCCCAACCGGTAAAACCGGATGCAAAAGTTGGCGATCCGGTATTGCCCCCCACATAGATATCACTCCGCACACGAAGCGAATCCAATATGGCGGCGCCCGTACTCTGGATCTCCCAGCCTTTACCTTCCCAGCCATCTATGAAAATGGAAGAGCCGATCTTCTTGTCAAAAAGTATATTCCCGTGGGCGGTATCGTCGATATCTTTGCGAAGATACATATCACTTATGTCTACATAAGCCTTATTTATCTCATATAGTGTACGCAGTGCTGAAAATACATTTTCATCTGAAGCAGCAGTAGCATCATCCTTTTTCACGATATAAACACCAAAGCCGCCACCTTGATTCACATAAGTATTCCCTTTAAACTGAATATTATCTAACTTTTGTTCCAGTTCCCCTAATCGGGAATAGGCTGCACTTTCCCCGATTGTGTATACAGGGGAATCGTAGGGGATATCCAACTTCTTCTCAAAGCCGATTACACGAGAGATACGACCGTTCTCAAAATACGCCTTATTTATAAGGTTTACTTTTTGCCCTGGCAACAGGTTGATTTCTTTTTCTGGATTTAACAACCCATTGTTTTCATCATAACCGGAAACCCGATAAGAATTAAGACTGCATGTATATGTCGAAGGATCAGAAACGACCTTGTCCTTATATGCAATCGTTCTTTCCAAAAGTTCCTGTTCAGCCTGTGGAATTAGAGCGTCATTTACATAACGGGTATCAAAATTGTACAAGATATATTTATTCCCTATACCTGGAATAAGTGGGCTTTCTGGCAAAGTCTGTCCATAAGTATCATTGCGTACTATTTCAAACACTTGCGCTTCCGGGTTATCTTCCGGCAATCTTTCCGGGTTGAATTCCAAAGCAAAATCCATTCCCGAAAGGGGACCGGTCTGAAATATGACGTGCAAGTCCTGTCCGGGAAGAATATATTCTTTTTTAAATGTCAAATTCGCATCCTTGAACCGATATACAGTGAATGTGATAGGATCGCCAGAATCATCCTCATCCGTGATTTCCTTAGGAATTACTTCAGTTATCGTTCCGGTCACACGAGGATAGATGTCCTCAAAGATAATGACCGCTTCAACAACCTGCTCTTCCTCCAAGCCTTCGATAACATCCACATACGGAGTCCCAGCAGGAAGCATCAGTCTTTTTTGGACGACACCCTCGACGACTGCCCCCGTTTCTCCCTTCCGATAGTCAGAAGGGAGATTTCGAGACGATCCAAAAGCATATAGTCTTGTTGCAAAAATATCCTGACTCTGGCTCCTTGACATTGAAGATATTTCCTTCCCTATTTCCAAGTTTACAGGTTCCCCATGTTCCAAATGTCCAAGATATATTTTATCCCCATCAACCCACCATTCACATTCCCATGCCTCCGCTATTTTTGTCAGAGCATCTATGATGTTTGTGTTGTTATACTGCACAAATTTAGCTACAGGATCAACAGTGCTATCCACTATAGCTTGATATTCCTTGCCTTTAAAAGTAAATCCTATTGCACGGAGATTGGAAACGACAATGCTCAAATGCGCTTCCGGGGAACGGGTAAGGCTCCAAGATGCTTCTTTATTTCCTTGTCGATCATAAAAAAGTATATGATTCTTCCATCGATAATAATGTGATTCCAGCCTGAGTGTATAATCATATCCACCGTTAGAAGTATTAAATGTTGGGTATACTTTATCTGTTATATAATAAAGCGAGCCTTCATAATCAACATTGTCTCCTATCTCCAATCGTACCGGAGTTTCTAAAGAGAATACAATACTAATATAATCCTCTTTCATCAGCTCAAATCGATGCAATGAACTCGATCCTATTGATACTGACAACTTGATTCTGTCTGATATGTCCCTTATATCAATCATATGTTCAAAGTTCAGGGATAAAAAAAGGAAGTCCAATTTTCTGAACTTCCTAAATACGACAATAATATGATTGTCGTGAATTAATCTCTATCATCAGGATTAGGCTCTTCAAACTTAACAGATAACCGGCTGTTCATACGCGACCTGTCAAGAGCAAAACTCGTAGATTTTTTATGAACAAGAATAAAGGACATGCCAATAGCTGGAACCCGAACTATAACTTTCCCCTTCTGGAGTTCCGAAACGAACTTTGCATAATTGGATAAATATTCTTCGGGAGTATCGCCGTGAATATTAAATGTCAATGTCACATCACGACTTGAAATTTTAGGATTGTTATATATTACCATCTTCCCGTTTTCAAGGCGGCTTTCGCTTTCTATAAAATCCTTATTGCCGGCAGGAGTAAGAAGGTTCTGAATAAAGCTTTCCCCCATAGCAACCCTATATGTTCCCCAAGCATCATTACTGTTTATAAATAAGTCTCCCAACATAATCTATAATATTTTTGCAGTTCCGTCATTTATAATATCGACTTCACACCCGCCGATATTTACAACTAATATCACGGAATAGTTAGTTGCTTCTATTTTAGCCTTTCCCCCGTGCATGAGCATTACCTTATGAACCTTTGTATTATCATCATAAGACAAGCTCGCAATGGTATTTCCTACTACTGCAACATTTGGTTTATTGCAGAGTTCAATATATCCACAATCCACATAAACCCCAAACGGTTTCACATTCTTGGCCATCCCCCTAAATGATTCTAGGGGTGGATAGTTGTTATGTTCGCAAAACTCCCGACCTTGTGGGGAAAAGAAAAGCCAACACAAACTTTTCCAGTCTGTAGCTTTTCCTGACTCACAACAAGCACCTAAAGAGATTGCTTTCTGCATTATATCATGAACTTTCATACTATAAATTATTTGTATTGTTTTCTATCTTTGTCAACTTGGAAACTACTTCTTTTAATTGCTTTACCGTATCTCCGGTATTATCACTAATTTGCTGCAATTCTATATATATATTAGCCATCATCACGCGAGTTTCATCTGCAATATCATACAATGACGCAATTCTTATATTTATCGAATCAATACTTGCACTTATATACAGCAGATTTGCAATCTGATTAGAACTCTGCAAATACAAAAGAATTTCTTCCCCAATCATTTGCAAAGCCGTAAATCGCCCATTCAATTCATTCGCTGAATCTTGAGACATTACTTCAAATCCTCCGCTTGTTGCCTGTTGCTCATATTTGCTTTCATCCTTTAGCCATTTGCCAGAATTTTCAAATATTTCTTGTGCCTCCTTGTCCATCTTTTCCTTCAACTTATTCAATTCGGCTTCTTCCCATGGTGATATAATACCATCGGACATATAGTCGGCCAACTGCTTCATGAAATCTTGAACCGAAGGAGACAGCTTCTTTTTTAAAAACTCTATGATAGCGGTTTTAATGAGTGTTTGAACAGCTTTAGCGGATGATTCTGCGGCATTTTCTCCTGTAGCCCATGCGTCGGCATAGGCCTTAGCAAACTCATCAATAGCGGACATAACATCTGTCCCAGTGATGGCCTCTATCGCTTTCTCCTTATTCTCTTCAAGTTGAGCATTAATATCGTCTAATTGTTTCTGCCACTCTTTTATACGATTGTCATCTGTTTTTTTCTTGTCTTGCTCTTCCTTGATTTGTTGCTGAATAAGAAGTTTTTGTTGCTCAAGAAGTTTATTTTGCTGATCTATTAGTTGAGAAGCATCAGTCGAATAGGCTTTTTCTATTGATCGGCCTAATTTTTCATATGATGCATCAAGTACATCAATCTGATCCTGTAATTTCTGGATGCGCTTTTCATTCTTTTTATCATGAATTTTAGCGATAGCGGAAGCCAAAGAAGAAACGACGCCAATAGCTGCTCCGGCTGCGGCTCCAATGGGGCCAAACATTGCTCCGGCTTGCGCTCCTTGCATTGTCGAATTAACAGCATCCATTGCGATATTCAAACCTTCAGCTATACCACTAAATACCCCACCAAACGAGTCGCCCAGCTTGCCAAATGTATTAGACAAAAATTGGACCGAAGAAGTAACCTCATTTACACCTTCATTTATAAGCTGCAATGATTCCGTTAATTTCTTAGGATCATTCCCTGCGGCGAAAAAACGTTTTAAGCCTTGTGTTACTTTATCAAATGCAGGCTGTAAAGTCTCTGCTTGATCTTTTACTCCCCTTAGCGATTCACCGGCCTGCCGTATAGCTTCTGGTGCTTCTTGCCAGCGTCTAAATTCATCTTCTGTTATACCTAGTTTTGAGCCAACAGTTGCGTCCCATTTACCATTTTTGATAAAATCAAGTGCTTCCTGACCTTTTGAAGCAAGTTCTTGCAGCTCCTTCAAAGATTTATCGCGCATATCTCCAAAAAGAGCAATAATAGCATTTGAAGAATTTTTGGTCTTAATTTCAAGATCAAGCAATTCTTTATCCCATTGCTTGCCAAGCATCAATTTTTCACCTTCCGTTTCAGCATCAGCGATCTTTTGACCATATTCGACTGCAAGAGCCATTTTCTTCTCCTGATAAGAACCATATTCTTTCAAATAATCATTCATAGCCTTACGCTGGGCTTCAACCTGCTCATATTCCACTTCTTGAGTAGAACGCATACGGGTAGTTTTTGCCTGCGTAACGGCCGTTTTTATTTCAACAGTCTGCTCTTGCGTCAGTTTTCCTCCTTGCGCCTCCCTCCATTCCTTTTCCTTTTTACGGATAGCCTCTATTTCACGATCGTAATCATATTCTATTTGGGCAATGCGCTTATCGGAACCTTCCTCCATCAGATCAATCCGGGATTGCTCGTTACGACGTTGAAGTTCTAATAGTTCGTTATTTATTCTTTCCTGAACCTGTTTTTGTTTCTCTGCTTCTTTTTTCTGCTTTTCAGTTTGTTCTTTACCGATAGAGGCCTTATTAAACGCAACATATTCATCTCGCATTTTCTCCAGTGCAGATCCTCCTATATTTGCGGCATCAGCGGCAGCAATCAATTCTCCTTTAGCTTCATTTATTCTTCTATTATATTCTTCTTGCGTTATTTCGCTAAGCGATAAACTCCTATTTAATTGGTCTATTGTTTCTTTATAAACCTGATATTCTTTCATATCTCGGAACAAAACATCAAGTTGCTCTATATTTGATGATTTTCCAAGTATATTAGCATATTGATCACTCCATTTCTTAATATCATCCAATATAGTCTTCTGCGCTTTTTGTGCTGAATTACGGGAATTGATTAAATTCTTAATATAGTTACCATAATTACGGCTAAATGCAAAAGCGTTTTTTACCAATTCCTCTTCGTTGCCAGCTTTATTTTCTTTCATTAGAGCGTTGATCTTCGATTGTAAATCCATTTCCTTTTTTTTAGCCTCTGTTAAAGCCTCTGCGGATTTTGCTCTTTGATCTTCGATTAATTTTAATGAAGCAATATTCTGTATGTTTTCAACAAGCAATTTATACGCTTCGTTTGCTTTTCCTGCCAAAATAGCTTCCTCTGAAAGATTTTGTAAATAATCAGGGTACATTTGCTGAAGTTTCTCTACTGCTTTTTTTCGTACATTGATAGATAAAGCAATGTTCTGAGATATGCCATATAACAAATTCAATTTAGAAATCTCTTCTAATGTTTTTTCAGATGCATTACTTTGTAAGTTATTAAATTCTTTCAATGACTCATTCAACCTCTTTTGCGCTGTATCAGCTCCAAACAAATTCTTCGTCCATTCGATAATATCCTTCCCATAGACAGACAGCATTGTTATTGCAACAACAAGTGCTGTTTGCCAACTGAAAATAGACGAAATTAACTGTTTCCATACTGGCGCCACTTTAGCTACATCATTGTTCCCGGCCGCAACAGCCGCTTTAAAAGCCTTGTATTCTGCCGACGCTTTCTTTAACTCGTCTGCAAGCATAGGGAGGTTGTTTGATATGGCCAAAAAGAAAGTATTCCATCCTATAGCTAAAGATGGCAATTCTCTCGCTACTTGTTGTACCGACATTCCCAAACCATTCCAGGCAGAAGCGTAGTTTCCTACATTTCTTTGATATCGGCCGGTAGCCTGTTCTGCCGCACTAATCTCGGTATTCAACGATTGTATCTGCTTTTGTAAATCGGTTCCGATCGCAGCCTTTCTATCCGAAGTGGACAGACGATCATATTCTGCATTAAGTAATGACAACTGTTTTCTCAGGGAAACAAGAGAATCCGCTGCTACCCCTTCTATTTTTATATTGTCGGAATATTCTTTTCTGAGTTTTTTTAGAGCCTCATTTTCTATTGTATATTGGTGAGTTATTTCCTTTAATTCAGTCAAGATATTTGATCCCTTTTGCCCCCTCTTGTCTATATCAGACAATGCCAAATAAGACTTATTTAGTTTCTTGACATCTTCATTTAAGGCTTTGACTTTCAACTGTTGTTCAACAAATACATCCGTAGCATTATTAAGCTCCGATGCCATCTGTCGTGCGCCTTCCATTACTCCATTAGATACATTAAGCTGATCTATAATACGTTGATAATTTTGAACCTGCTGCTCATATTCTTTCAGTTTCTGTGTCGATTCCTTATATTTCTTATTTAACTCTTCGAAACCCTTCATGTCACCAGCAACATTAAAGTCTTTAAGAGCCGTTTTCAGAGCTTCTACCTCTTCTCTGAGTTTTTGCACTTCTTGCCATTTGGCAGAAACATCAAAACTAAGTTTTGCCATAAATTACCCCTCTTTCTTTGTCCGGTTCAATAAATAACGTCCGTCTCGCTCGATAATCAGATCACCTGTGACTTGGTGTAGAATATCCTTTTGCATTAATAATAGATTTCTATATGGAATACGATACACTATCTCATTATAAGTTAGCTTTAAAGTTTCCATGAATGTGGCAATTTGCCCTATCATTGTTTCATTGCCTATCACTTTGGTATCGCCGCCATTCTTGCCACGCTCTCGGCTAAGGCGGCACAGACGAAAAAATCCTCTGCGGAGATTAGATTTATAACCGTTTCAAGTGCTTCTTTCAATTCCTTCATTGTCGCATCTTGAATCTCCGTATATTTATCCGGATCGTCAAAAATGAAAACAGACAATCCCTTTAGCAGATTCTCCAAATCTTCTTTTGCTTTACTCAGTTCTTCTTTACCTGTTGTGGTACGATCTATACAAGACAGATATTTTATTGATTTACATATAACAGCTATTGTAGGAGACTGAATGGTATATGCTTTACTTCCCAAAATGACGACTTTGAGGTCATCGCCTAAAATAGCGTTAGCGACTAAATTTGCTGCTTTGTTCATTGGATATTCATATTAAGCAAGAAAGGGACGGGCAGAATGTATCCGCCTGCCCCTTTCTGTTGTGATTCATTAATGGTACTTTAAATTCCCTTTAAAGTCTTGCCTTCAACATCAAACTGATATTCGGATGCAATGGTAGTTGAAACCTTCAAAGGAATGGCTGAAATAGCTAAACCAACGGCTCCATCGGTAGACGCTCCGCGCCCGATAACATTTGCTTTAGGGAAAATAATCGCTACATTATCATTAGATACAGCAACAACGCATTTATAACGCTGTTCCCCTGAGTTTCCTCTTTCCCAGCCTTTGCTATCATCTAATGGTTTACCACCCATCAATTCTGCCTTAGTGTTAAAGTCATAGGCGCCAATCGTCCAGTTTAGACTTACTGATCCTGCTTCAAAAGATGATCGGTATGTCTGTCCGGTCAATTCGTCCTTATACTCTGTTGTTGTACCGTCTTCTTCGGTAAACTCATATGTACCTTGATGTACATTGGGAACTTCTTTGAAAGAAGTAAACAATGATTCAAGTGTTGCATAAGTTGGAGCTGCTTCTAATGGCTCTCCATAAAGAATTTGCTTTACTCCAATCACGGATACTGTTCTTCCTGCCATATTCTTATTCTTTTACATTTAATACTTGAAATAATATTCTCACATTTACATAGAAACATTTTAAATCCCTGTTTTCTTCTATCCTTGTCGTATCGACCTCGTATGTATAAGATGTACCGTCGTAAGTAGAAGTGGCATGTAATTCATTGACAGCCAACCTTTCTAAAGCATTAAGTCTTGTAAGAGGTGCTGTTCCTTTACGATCAAGATAAGGGATACAGATATTCACATGAACAAATCCTGCTTTCCAATAGATGCCCGGCTCTACCGAATTAACGATAATAACAACCCGCTCGGACTTCACGTCTCCTTCGGGAACCGCTCCGTCTTTATACACCTTCTTGATTCCCAGTTTTTGGGCATCTTTATAAAGTATAGTCTGTATGTCTGTTGTAACTATCATTGTAGCATTGTCCTTACTGTTATCTCTGCATCATCAATCACACGTAATCCCTTGCTATTGACAAAACTTGCATAATCCATACCGGCAACGACAATAAGTGTGAAACCTTTCGATTTACAGGCAAGGCTTCTCGCATATTCAAGACCTTGTCGGCTTCCATCACTACCATCGCCGGACTTACCTCGCGCCCAAAACTGGACTGTTTTCTGCGCTTTGGTGGTGAAATATACCTTTTCGTAGTTTTCTCCACGTCCCTGAACCTGCTTAAATCCTCCCTCTTTGATTATCTTTCCATCCTGAGCCACCACATAGCCTAACGAACTGCGTAGATTTCCCGTAATATTGTTATATTTTCCTTCTCTAACAGCCGTTTCATAAGCCCTTTCCCCCATCTCTACAAGATGAGCGAATACTTCGCTAAAAACTTCTTCAAAGAAGTTATCAACATCTGAAAAATCATATTTAGCAGTAATTATTCCAGCCATATTTGCCCATAGTTTAGATAATCCGTTGTCATAGGATTGATTACTATCCCCTCACCACGAAGAGAACCGTCAGCATTCAAAACACGAACGACATCTCCGGCATTAATTTTTACCTTTTCTGTCACAACACGATATTTGTAAGGGTAAGTAACACCATTAACTGTATAGGCACGGTCAGCACTCTGATCGTAACATTTACACTTACAAACTAGCTCCCAACTATCTTCGTCTGTACCCTGAATAGGATTGCCATCTTTGTCGTATTCGTATTCCTTTACGACTTTCCTTTCTAATATGTGAGGTGCATAATACATTACCAATACATTGAAGCGTCAGAGATTCTACTTGATAAAACATCCTCTATGCCTAATTGCTTACATAACAATGAATAATACACTTTGATACCGTCCTTATCCCAAGAAACAGAAAACCCACTCTCATTAACAGATGTAGGACGAGCCAGCAATGATGGAATAAATTCGGCAATAGCCTTATTTACTTCATTTATATTATCTTGAGCAATCTCACTTTCAAGTGATATAGAACTATTCAAAGTTATATCCACAAGATCGGCCTCCGACAATTCAATGCCGAAGGAGCCGATCTTTTGTGTTATGTAATCAGCGATTTTCATTATCAATCGGGTTCTGTGTTCAACGACGCAATACCATTGATCTCCGTGATCACAGGCAAAGCAAATGTTTCAGCCTTTACAAACTCAACACCATTCGAGTTCTGAGTTTCACCTACTCCCCATTGAGCTACACGAATGCGACCATAGTTGGAATAAGTAACGCCGGGTTCAGGCCTTAATTCGTTATTGACATAGGCATTTTTGATTGTCCCCAAACTGCCGGAAGGAATAAAGACAAGGTTCTTTGCATTCCACGGATTGTAAGGGGTGAATGTACCATTGTTCTGAATCAAACACTGACGTCTAACCGGTTCGAAGACCGGCAATTCATTAGATCTCATAAATTCGTTGAGATCATTCAGCAGCAATGGGCTATTCTGCTTATCTGTTCCGAAAATTACCTGCTTCATCTTCTTAGCCCTTAGAATATAAGAAATTTTAGAAGGAGCAAGCAAGATGCGATCAAATACAACCTTATCAGAGAAAGCATCTACGATGGCCTGAATATCTTCGAATACGTCTACATTAGCAATGTTATCATCATTCCATTTCAGAGTAACCTTACCTTTATTTTCGGCAGGCATGTTATAATCAATAGTCGTCTTAACGCCACCCTCAGGGTTATTCGTTTCATCCAATGTGGCAATACCTTCATTGGATAACGCTCCCATAGCGATGATATCCAGTTTTGCCTGTACGCCTTGTACCGGAGTTCTAACATTGCCCCACATCAGATCAATAAGCTGTCTTTTTGCGACTTCTTCCGGAATTGATTTGCTGTCCAGAATTTCCAGAATCTTTCTGTAATCATCAATGGTCAAAGGCAGCGTAATTGCATGGTGAAGCACCTTTTGAGCAATAGTTTCAAGCCCATGAGTGCCCAATACCGGTTCTTTCGACTTATCGTCAATTGTTGCAGCCGCGATAGTGACATTATACTTGCCCTTAATTTCTTCAAAGTTTAATCCAATGGAAGGATAGTCCCAATTGAAAAATCTCTCATAGAATACGTTATCAAACAGCATTTTATGCTGTCTTGATACTGCATCAAAACGCAATTGAGTTTGCCTTGTGAGCTCTCCAAAAAGAGAACTATACTTTAATCTTTCTGCCATAGTATTACTGTTTTACGTAAATAATATTAGGGTTGTTTTTCATACAGATACCCTGCATCCATGAAGCGGGTAATTGCACTGTATATCCCAAAAGGACAACTGCGTCATACGCAGCCGAAACAGTGTCTTGATCACTACCTGCCAAAGGTTCGGTGTCTTCACCAACAACCGCGTTTGGTTCATACTTGGCCGCAGAACTACTTGTAGCCGTCGCTTCAATAAGAACATCGTCTGCCGCAAGCCCAGAAATAGCAGACGACAATGCCAATACATCATAATCTGCATTTGACGTATCAATGGAAGATACCGTAACACCGGTTGTTCCCCCCTCCTTCATTACGATATCATTAATCTGAAATAAAGTTCCTTTAGGGACTCTCGGTTTTGTGGTTGTTCCGCCAGATACGACTTTTGCATATTTGGATACAGCCGCAGTAAGGGTTCCGATAACAATATGTAATGGCGTCCCTTTGGGAATTACTGTCCCTTTTGGAAAAGTCTGCAACAGTTTATATCCTCCAGGGAGGATTTTGGCTTCTCCACGCCAAAATACCGGCATGTTGCCAGCATAAGATTTACCTTCGAATTTAACTCCCATTTGTTTCTATTTTTTAATGGTTAATTTGCATCTGGAAGACCTTTTGCCCATTCTTCAGCCATTTCTTTAGATTTTTCCTCTGAAGTAGACAGAACGCCAGATGCGTTACTACTCTCAAGCCCTGCGGTAACAATGTTTTGCTTTACGCCTGCCAAGTAAGAGTTAATTGCAGCCTCATCCATTTCCGGGGTGATGGCAAATCCCTCTTTGGCTCTCCATTCCGGTATACCTAGTTCTTTCGCCTTAGAAGCGATCATATTAGCCCTTACAGCCTGCTGTTCCTTTGCTTTATAAGCATTGAGTTCTTCCTGTATAGGAGATAGTTTTGCCGCAAGCACTTCTTCAATCATCTTCTGTAAGTCAGGTTCGTTTTTTTTCTGCTCGCCCCCACCAGCAGATTCTTCTTTCTTTTCCCCTTTCACTTTATTGACAGCATCAGTTACCCGCTTATCAATACCACTCTGAAGAGAAGACAAGAATGTTTTTTGACCATCAACAACGGCCTGTAGATTTTCATCAGTTACAAAGCCTGTATTAGCAAGAGCTTCGGCCTGTCCCTTCAAGATTTCATCGCTTAACCCAAGATTTGAATAATTCTGTTTTAAGGAGTTGAAAATTTTATCTTTCATGTTTGATCGTTTTTAATTCAGCATAAAAGTATTAAGTAGCTAATTGGGAGAGAAATATTTAACTTAATGAAATACGACAATAGATTCATTGTCGTAAAATTGTGCCACTTTATAACAAAAAACAATACCATATAAATAATAATCCCTGTAAGAAGAATAGGATTGTGTCTTCTTGCAGGGATTATTATATTCCAACCGACTGTTGCTTGTCACTGCTTGATCGGCTGCGCATGCGCCGGCACATCCTTTAAATCGTACGGTCCCGGTGTCATAGCCTGTATGCAGAGGTACAATACTCCGTCCTGCGTGTAGTACTTGTTAAATTATAATTGGCAAAACGAAAAGTACAAATTTTCAAAACGAAAAGTATAAAAAAATAGCGTTTACACATTTTTCGAATGTTATGTAAACGCTATTCTATTTTTAACAATACCTTACATATCCCATCATAAGGATATTCTATAACTTTTAACTTTTCATTTATATCTCTTTTATACCATTTTTTCCCAAGGAATATTCACTCCTTTCCTCTCCATAGAGAATACCCATACCTGAAAAATCATCCCTTCGAAACCATCAGGGTCATCCAAATATCTCTTTGCAGCTTTTAGGATAGCTGCTGGAGCCGGCATAGCTGTAGGATACCAGTCACTATAGAGCCAATTAGCGACATAACGAAGATCATTCTGGTACTTTTTTTCAGGCATTTGAACCCCAGCGGCTTTAAATTCTGCCGCGATGTCACTCATAGTCCATACATGCGAAGTGCCATCAACGTTTTTAAGGTGTAGGATCGCAAAATCTGCAAGCTTATCATTGAAATGTTCACCATATTGATTTATGTATTCTTGCTTCCAATTTGACTTTACACCAACATTGGGCAAACTACTTTTTCTTTCCCCCCGATCCTGGGTTATCTTGATTATTCTCATTTCCCTGTCCTCCTTTTTTATTAAACAATGCTGAATAAATTTCTTCCAGCATTCTTCCTTGCTCATTCAGTCGCTTGGAAAAGTCGTTTTCGGATGAATTTTCGCTCGGAGCAGATGTTTGACTAATACGTCCTATGATATTGTCGCATTCTTTATATATAGCCTTGTACAAGTCTGTATTGTCAAGGATCTGCTTCACTCGTGATTTTTGTACATTCATTTCCTGCACAATAAGACGTGGATTGGTCGTATAGTAGATACGTTCATAAATGCTTTCTTCTGCATCTGCTGGAACTGTAATTTTATAGGTGCCCATGCTATCGCTGACGGTCATATCTACAATCTGCTGATAATGCCCCTCATTACCTATACGACCCGTTGTTGGTGCTGAAATACGCTGTATCTGCGCCATATCACAATATGGAAAGCCTCTCCTATCTTGCTCCAGCGAAAGGAGCACATCACCCTGTCTTAATTCTGCAAACTTCATAATTATATCATGTTTAGTGCCATATCCACCATACCGGGATTCCGTTTCATATAATCGACTAAACGCAGGAATGTAATCGAACCATAACGATCTATCAATGCCTGTGCTTCATCGGCTACTTCTTTAGCCATCTTTTCGTTCCTTGCCGGTAAAATGAGCTGGATCTTATACTCTTTCATAATTATTCAAAAGGTAGAGAGGACATATGTTGGCCATTAAACCAACAATTATGTCCTCCAGTTTTCTTTACACAGCAGTGGCCGCTGCCGTTCCACCGATTTCTCGTTGAATCAAGAAGTTCAGTTTCTGGTTAAGTTGCACATCATCCTTATGCTTCAATTCACGATTCAGACGGGCAATTTCCTGGTCTTTAGCTTGGTCCTTGATCAAACAAGCCAAATCTTTCTGTCCTGCCATAGTTTCGCAATGGTTACGTTCTGCCTGAAGCATGATATCGCTCTTGATTTCACGGATCAACCCTTTCACCTCACAGCAACAATCGCTTTGCGAACGCTCCATATTGTACAAACGTTCCATGATGGCACGGTCACTGTTCAAATTGGCATCTTTCGCATCACGAATATCGTTGTTTACTTTGTAACCCAGATCACAAAGTCCACGCTCTGTAGCAAATCGATTGTTCAAGATCTCACGAGCCGCACCGTCAATCCGACCATTTGTACCTTCTGCTTTATCGGAGATATCTTTGTAGATCCCAGCACGAGCTTCCTGTACTGTTGCTTTCACTCCTTCGATAGAGGCTTTAGTGTCGTTTACTTTATCCCATACCGATACGGCTGCTGCACCAAAACCACCTCCTACAAGGGCACCTCCTACGGCTCCCCAGCCACTACCATAGTCGCGTCTGCGATCATCATCATAGCATCTTCCGCGATCCGCATAGATCACATCTGTTATTTCTGCTGCCATTTTATTAAAAATATTTTTAGAGTTACGGTCAACATTAACCGCATCACAAAACTATAATCATAAAAACAGGTAGGGAATCAGTTATTTCCTAAAGACTTCTTTATCTTTTCCATATATACTC